AACCGAGATATCTCAGCAATCATTAATCCTATTATTGCAGAGTTTAATAAAAAAGTAGATCTTACTATCGGTACGGCGATTAAGCCAATATTACAGGCAATTGTTGATACAATTGACACACCGATAGGATTTGTTATTAATGATCTTACGGGCGGTGGGCTTACTGATATAGCGCGAAACAATATTATATCTCTTATATCCAACGGAAATTACGCTGCGGCTATAGCATTAACAGCAGCTAGTTCTGATTTACCAATAGGCGTAATAGAAGATAGAATCTATGGTATTGATACTAAGTTTACTACACGAGTAACATATACAGCATCTACTAATTTACCTACGTTTGAAATTGGATCTAACGCTGTTGGATGGGAAGGCCAATTTACACCATCAAATAGATACGGGTCAGGAACTTCCGGCACAGGAAATAGCAGTATTCCATATCAGTTTACAACAGTGGCCGGAACAGAAGAACTAGAAGCTGATTTTGTATCTGCAACAAGGGATATAACTGAAGTTGTAGTGCACTGGACTGGAACATATATAGATCAGGACATTGGTGCAGAGGATGTACACTCATGGCACCAGGCCCGAGGATGGTCGGGTTGTGGGTATCATTATGTAATTCGAAGAGACGGTACAATAGAACGCGGTAGACCTATTAACTATGCTGGAGCGCATGCGCAGGCAAACGGTCACAATAATCAAAGCATAGGTGTATCGTTTGTTGGTGGATATACTGTTCCAAGTACAGGTAATGGATCTAACTCACCTACAGGATCTTCTTCGTTTACTGCTGCACAGAACGTTGCGTTTAAAAGATTCATGGCTACATTCTATAAAGCATTTCCAGGAGGACAGGCATTTGGCCATATGGATACTGATCCATCACAAAAAATAGATCCAGGCTTTAGTGTGGCAAATTATGTATTTACAAACTTTGGTAAAAAGAATGTTAGTAGCGCAACATCTCAACCATTAACCGTGGCTGAATTACAAACATACAGAGCGAGTGCAACAGCATGACAACAGATAATGACGACCTACAAAACCGAGAACAGATTTTCGGTCAACAAATTTATACTCAAGGAGTATTTCCGACAGGGTTTCAAGATCCGTCCGGAGTTTTTCCACGTGTTGATTACTCATATCAGTCGTCTATTAACCGTGCTGCAAGGGCTGCAAAAAGAAATGATCTCGCAACAAATGGCGGTATTCCTACATTACAAAAGACCCGTACTGGTACTCCTGAAGAAAATGCAGCTGTTCCTTTACCGCAGTATCCACACAATACTGTGTGGGAAACACCAGGTGGTCACATCATTGAGATGGACGATACACTAGGTAATGAGCGTATGATGATTCGTCATCATTCAGGTGCAGGTATAGAGATAAAACCAGATGGTACAGTGTACCTTAGTTCTATAAATGATATGCTTGTAAGTACTGGTAATGATGCACACGTTGTCGTTGAAGGCAATGCTCATATGACATACCAAGGAAATCTGAACGTTGATGTTGCTGGTGATTACAATATGAATGTCGGTGGTAACTTAAATCAAGTTATATCAGGTGATATCGTTCAACAAGTTGATGGCGGTAAACGTACTACTGTTGAAAAGAACTATGGTAATACAGTCAAGGGTCACTACTCAAACACAATAAACAAATCGAAATCAGAGATAATTCTTGCCGGAAGTACACAAGCTGTTAAAGGTAATATGGAAATCGCATGCGAAGGTAGTATGGGAGTCTTTGCCTCAGGATCTCAGCGTATTACATCAGAGACACAGCAGAACATGACGTCACCTAATACAAATATTCATGCAACAGATTTATCGGTCTTTGGCGATGTCGGTACATTTGGCGGTGAAAACATTGTACTATATTCATATAACCACCATTTAGGTAATACATTATGGCTAGGTGATGGCGAAGGTGGATCAGGTACTATTAACGTTGATACAATTCGTGCTGTACGTGTCGAAGTGACTGGTGATATTGTGGCAAGTAATAGTATGACAAGCCCAACATTTCATGGGGATTTAGATGGTGTCGCAGAAGAAGCACGACAGTCTAGACACCAGCTGTATTCTGATCCGGACACAGGTCCAGGTTCAGCAGGTAATGTAGGTGCCCCAGGAGCACCTATCACAAACAATGCTATCGATACAGACATACTTCCTGATGATATCAAAGCAACGGCAATTCCAAATGCTGCTGTTGCAACTACATATCAGCAGTCTAGCTTTGGTATTCAAAAGGTTAAAGTAGATCCTAACAATGCTATGTCCGAAGGTCTTGTCAGATCTAAAGCAACAGGTGGTGTAGCGGATAGACAGTTGACTTCTTCTGAGGTGAGATCTAAGATGAGAGATAATAACAATAGAAACAATACTGACTTTACGGCAACTCAGATTGCTGAAGGTAAACTAGATGCAGGATATTCTTCTCCAAACCCATCTAAGCTTGGAAGATCAGCTAGCTCTAGTCCTTCTGTAACTGAAAACGTAGACAACTTTGCGCAGTAGGAGATATTATGACACAATACGGTGGAAGTGAATATTTTAAACCTAATCCTGGCCAAAAGCAAATTATACCAGATCCGCAGTACAATCCTAATAATGTTTCATTTATTAGCGCTAGTACTAAGCTGGCAAAAGGTGTAAGTATTGGTAAATTTCTAGGTGGTGTAGGAGAGAAAACGAATCTGAATCACATACCTGCACAGGCAGATAGATTAAAGATTGCTCGCAATCTATATCCACAAGCCGAAGCAATGGCAAGAATTAACTCTTCTACCGGCAAATTTAAGCATCACAGGCTGATTGTCATTGAAGGCCTATATCGCAAAGCCGCAAATGAGAACCTTGTAATCGGTGGATTAAATGACCTGGCTTCAAAGGGACAGGTTGTAGTGTATCAATTGATCGACGCTAATGGAAAACCAGATCACGCTATGATGTTTGATTTAGCTGTGTACTGGAAAGATGTTTTGTTATATGATAAAGTAATATTAGACTACGATCGATTTAATCCTGATAAATCTTTAGAGTGTCATGTAATATTACAAATGCCAGAAATTCCTGAAAACTATAGTACAAAGTTTAAAAAAGAATTAGAGACATTATATAACGGTAATTTACAATCAACTGGTGAACTTATAGAAATACTCGCCTAAGAACCTTATAAATAGATAGAAATATCTGGAAAAAACATGGCAACAAGAGCATTTGCAATCGAAGATGGTAATTTGGCAACCGGGAGTATAGTTACTTCCCGTAACAAAAATTATTCTGATATCGATCTTAGTTTTCTAGCTACACCTACCGGTGATCTATATAAGAAAGTAGATATTGCTGCGGTTAAACAGGCAGTCAAAAATATTCTTATGACTGGTTATCATGAAAGACCGTTTCAAGCCGGATTTGGTGGTGGTCTTGGCAATATGCTTTTTGAAAACTTTGATGAAGATACCGAAGTTGAAATAGAATTAGCTATTAAACTTGCAGTTCAAACATTTGAACCACGGGCCACTGTTAAATCTGTTAGAATAATTTTTGCTCCAGATTCAAACAGAGTTAATATCACTACAACGTTTGGCATTATTAATACTGGTCAACAGGTTGTAATAGAAACGAATTTATCGAGGCTAAGATAATATGGTAACTACTATACAAAATACACAACTTGACTTTGATAATATTAAGAATAATTTAAAAACTTTCTTACAAAACAAAAATGAATTTGCTGACTTTAATTTTGAAGCCTCAGGTATTTCAAATATTCTTGATGTATTAGCATATAATACTCACTATAACGCACTAACAGCCAATTTTGCACTGAATGAAGCTTTCTTAACCACAGCTCAGCTACGTAGCTCTGTGGTCTCACATGCCGCAACTTTGGGTTATGTACCGAGATCTCGCATTGCATCCCGCGCTACAGTAAATTTGGCAATCAACCTTGCAGGACTAGCCAATCGTCCATCTGCAGTTATATTACCAGCTGGTACAACTTTTACTTCTGCTGTTGGAGAAACAACATATACGTATAGAACGCTTGCCGATCTGACTGCTACTGATAATGGTACTGGTGTGTATAACTTCTTAAACTCAGATGGAACACGTGACATTCTAATTTACGAAGGAACGATTGCACAAAAAAGATTTTATGTCGGTGAAACCGGAGAGCGCCAGCTGTACGTTATACAAGATGATACAATTGATACAACAACCACGGATATTCGTGTATACGATACGCCAAGTTCTTCAAACTATGTTACGTATACGCCAATTACAAGTGCTGTAACAGTTAATTCTCAATCACGTTATTATCAAATATCAGAAGCGCCTAACGGCTTTTACGAATTAAACTTTGGCGATGGCATATCATTTGGTAAAGCTCCGGATGCTGGATCTCTTATCCAGGTACAATATCTAAGTTGTATAGGTGCAGCCGCGAATGGGGCAAACGTATTCTCGCCTACAAGTCAAGTGACAGTAAATGGACAACAGTATACTTTACAGATTACGACTATTGCTAGATCAGGAGTTGGCGGGCCAAAACAATCTATAGAATCAATTAGGCTTAACGCTCCTATTGCTTTTGCTGCACAACAGCGCCTTGTTACTGCTGATGACTATAAAGCGGTTATTCAAAGAAACTATCCGACTGTTGTAGATTCTATTGCTTGGGGTGGAGAAGATAATGTACCGGCTAAGTTTGGTAAAGTTATGGTCTCTCTTGTATTTGAAGATGGTACTACAGAGCAACAGAAAACTGCAGTTAAAAATGCCATTATTACTGACATATCATCTAACCTTGCAATTCTTTCTATCGATACTGAATTTTCAGATCCAATTACGACATATTTAGAAATCGTTCTTACATTTAACTTTGACCCCAGTTTAACCGGTCAAACAATTAAAGCTACAGAAGCTAACGTGTTTAATGAACTGAAAAGATACGTTGAATCTAATCTTAAACAATTTAGTGGTGTATTTAGGCGGTCAGAACTTTTAACGCAGATTGATGATTTAAGTGGAGCGATTCTAAACTCTAAAGCAACAGTTAAAATGCAACAGAGATTTATGCCAGATTTAACGCAAAGTGCTTCGTACGATATATACTTTCCTGTTGAAATCTCTTCGCCATCTACTACAGATAATATTATTACATCTTCTACATTTATCTTTAATAATAAAGTTTGCTCAATTAAGAATGCTCTAAGCTCAACAAAACTTCAAGTTCTTGATAATACCGGTACGGTTGAAGTTGATAATATCGGATCATATGATGGATTAAACGGAATTGTTACAATTACTGGTTTTGCTCCTGATGCTATTACAGCTGGCGTTAACTATATTAAAATATCATGCACTCCAGGAAATCAAGCAACAATTCGCCCGCTACGTAGCTATATCTTAGATCTAGATGAAGGTCCATCGTTTACAACTGGTCAAATCGACAGACAAGACACTGAGGTAACTCTAAGTGGTAATATAAATACTGGCGTTGGAGTGACCGTAAGCTATGGCTCATAAGGCAGACTTTAATCGTATAAGCCCTAGTTTTAGGAACTATAGTGTTACCGAGGTACTGCCTCAGTATTTTACTAGTGAATATCCGAATCTAATTAGCTTTCTTGAAGGTTATTATGAATACATTGATTCTGACCAGTCAATTAGTTCTATTCATGAGATGTTCAGTCTATATGATATTGAAAGTACTGATCTAGAAAATCTAGAATTTATATTTAAGACAATCGCTGATGGTGCTAACGCTACATACTTTAATGAGCCAAGAGAAGTTCTTCGTAACTTTGCAAACTTTTATCGAGTAAAGGGCACAAAATATTCTGCCGAAGGTTTCTTTAGAGCTTTCTTTGGTATTGATGTTGAAGTAGATTATCCTAAAAATAGAATATTTACATTAAATTCTTCACAGTCGACTATTGGTACTGAGTCTTTGCATTATATACAGGACGGCGGGTTATACCAAATATTCTCAGTACTTATTAAATCGGCTATTCCGCTTAATACGTGGAAAGATCTATATAAAAAGTTTGTGCATCCGGCTGGATTCTTTTTAGGTGGTGAAGTTGTTCTCGAACTACCGTCTACTAACTCTGAACTTTTGGTTATGCCAGATAACATAGCTGAGCCTCCGCCGCCTCTTGTTGTAGAAGGTACCGCAAACGCTCTAATTCCATTTGGACTTGTAGAAACGTTAGGTATATTACCAGACGATGGAGATTCTGATAGTGTAATAGAACGCATCAGTTTGAAAGCAACAGTAAATCGATTCAAAGATATGCCAGCAGATGTATTTGCTGCTTCTTATGGTAGAATTGATCAGGCAAAAGATATTAACTCGCCGACATTTGATGATTCGGCAAAAGACGCTGTATACGCATACGGCGTAAGAATGAGTAATGACATTGAAACATTAGATAGAAATAGATGGTTCTATGATTCTGATGCAGGTAATCCAAGATATATGGCAATTGGATATGTCGACTCAAATTACGTACAACTTACTTAGAGGTAAAAAATGGCAATAGTATTAAGAAATAGTAAAGGGACGGCATTGACCCACGTCGAACTCGATGCCAACTTTACCACATTACAAAACGCTGATCTTGACTCAGCTGCAGTCACATCTATTGCACAAGCATTAGATAACGCGCAGGTTATTCCTTCACATATTAATTCACTAGCAGGCGATTCAGACGTAGATTTCGGGTCTAAAAAAATCTACTATGCCAATATGTGGGATTCTGAAGGAGCTCTTCCAAACGCTTCGACATATCATGGTATGTTTGCTCATGTCCATGGAACTGGTGCAGGATACTTTGCACACGGCGGAGCTTGGGTAAAGCTTGCTAATAATGCAGATCTTGGAACTGGTATTGACTCGGCCAAGACTATTGCTCTTATTGACAGTGCATATGTGCAAGCAAGAGAAGGTACTGATAGTATTGGCGGACTAACTAACGTTAATATGTCTGGTATTTCAAATAACAAAATCCTTAAATGGGATTCTGACACAGCTAAATTCATTGTTGCTTCTGATGTAAGTGGCGGTGGAGGCGGTGGAGGTCTGGCATATACTGACTTTAGCGTATCCGTCGCAGCTGCAGGAACAGCTAACTTATCATATAATGATGGTACAGGTGTAACAACATATACTCCACCAGATCTTTCTGGCTATCTGACAAGTTACACTGAAACAAATGATTTGACCGCTAACGTTACTTGGGCTAATATACCTGACGCAAACGTTCCAGCATCTGCTGTATCTCAACATTCGTCTGCTATAACCATCGGCGCAAGTCAAGTTAGTTCTGGAACTTTAAATAATAACCGTGTAGCTCAAAGTAACGTAACCCAGCACCAAGCTGCATTGTCAATTACTGAATCTCAGATTAGTGATTTTGGTTCGTATGTTGGTCAAGGCCAAACAATTGATATGAACGGCACTGAGTTAGTATTAGATATCGATGGCGATACATCTTTGCATGCAAGTACCGATGATCAGATTGATATTAAAATTGGTGGTACGGATGTAGGATATTTTAATTCTACTGGACTTGTCATTGATAATATTACTACTACAGATCCTGGTACTCCTACTATCCAATCTAGTTCTTCTATTGCAATGAATGTTGGTACTTCTGTTATTGTAGGCCAGAACGGTGGAGCGGGTGGCGGATTCAGACTGGCAAATATTACAACTACTCAACGGAATGCTCTTTCTGCTTCAAACGGAGAAATGATCTACAATACGACAAATAATCAAATAGAAATATACGAACATAGCGCGTGGCATCCAATGACTAAAGGCTCTAATGTCTTTAATGTAACAAGCAGTGGTTCTAGCGATTATGTGTTTAACGATCCAGAAAATCATTGGTTTACTTCATCAACAAATGATCCTGTTCTTTATTTGCGTAGAGGTGAGACATACTACTTTGAAGTCAATGCTTCTGGTCATCCATTTCAAATACGAACAAGTAACGGTGGATCTGCTTATGCTGAGGGCATAACAGGAAATACGCAAGCTGTAGGAACGGTTGTATTTAAAGTGCCGATGGGTGCACCAGCAACATTGTATTACCAATGTACTGCACACTCGGGCATGGGTAACACCATTAACATTGTATAGGTGATATATGTCTGAGAAGTATTACGTTCTAGTCACAAATAATAAAGCCGAGTTTACTGAAATAGAAGCTGAGCTAAAGACATCTGATTCTACTCCGGCTACGATACCAGATAGATCGGTCGAATGCACTGATGCTAAAGAGCATAGCGATACGCGTGGTGAATTTTTATTAACTGAAGACGAGGCCGATAGCCTTTCAGTCGATCCGCGGATAAAAGTAATTAACCTAAGTCCTAATCGTTACCCTGAAACGTTTATGCCCCCGCCAGACGAATTAAAGAATCAAATATGGTGCAGTAAAAAAGACAGATACGATCAGCCTTACAATAACTGGCAGTCGTGGACAACTGCATTTGGTACTATTGAAAGTAGTTTTTCAAGCGTCGAACCCACAATAAATAGAAGTACTGCGTTATATAGAATGCAGACAAAACAAAACCCGTGGAAAACCGCAACTACAGCCGCGGCTTCACCTATTAATGCCAAAGTAGAACAGTATGGTGCTGGTGAAAATGTTGACATCATTTGCGCTGATAACGGAACATGGATTGCTCATAGTGAATTCATTAATAAAGGCGTTGACAACGCTGTCAATCCAATTGATTACAAATCAGGCAATGTTCTTAACAGAGCTGGATATTGTGACGTTCTCGATGTAGTTCTTGACGGACCATACTATATTGACCCTGATTGGTTTAACGCTGATCCTGATAATAGATTAGAAACAAGATGGGATGGGACAGTTGTTCCTACAACCTCCGCTGCTCAAAACTGGTGGCGAATTACATCTCAACGTAGTAGCCAGTTTGCATTTTTCGGAAGTATATTAGTAAGTACTAATTATAGTAGAGACAACGTACATGGTAGCCCAGATCAAACAGCTTTCGATGCTGATCATGGTACCCAATGCGCTAGTTTAATATATGGCCGCACACACGGGTGGGCATATAACGCAAACAAGTGGCACTTGAATTTGTATGGTTCGGTATATAATGTAGGAAGCTTTGAAATAGGATTTGATGTACAAAAGATATTTCATCAGAATAAACCAGTAAATCCAATATTTGGAACAAAAGATCCTACAATTAGTAGTAATAGTTGGGGATTTAGGGCATCAGATAAAAGCGGATCTCATTATTATCATAGAGAGTCTTCAGCATCATATGGAGGATCTGGCTCAGAGCCACAATTTATTAGTGTGCTTGGAAGTCAAGGAGACAGCGGTCGTTGGAAAAGCGAATTCTACGATAATAGCATGACAACAGCTGGAGACGAACTTACTGCAGCTGGAGTTATTTTTATTGCAGCCGCAGGAAATAGTAATCAGGTTCAACACAATCCTGATCATGTCGATTACGATAATAGGATATCTGCTAACAATACAAACACCATGTATCAAGACACATTTACGTCATTTGGATATAGTGTAACAGGTACAACTAACCGCCGTGGATTTCCTCAACATATCGGAAAAACTGAAGGACAAACCTCATTCGGCAATAGCACTGTTAAATTTCCTGCAATTAATATTGGTTGCTTAGATGATTTTCTAGTTAATAGCTATGAGCAAGATCGAAAGGTTGGCTATAGCGATATGGGAAGTGCTATAGATTTATTTGCTCCGGGTGATGGTACATTAGCAGCTTGTCCAGATGCTTCTTACGGAACTGACACTTCAAGAAGCGATGGGGTATATGCTGATTTAACGGCTATAGCTGAATGTCGAGATGTAAGATTTAGTGGTACAAGCGCGGCATGCCCTGTTGCTGCAGGATTTCTTGCAACAGTACTGCAATATAACAGGGCATGGACATATGAGAATCTTCGTAACTGGATTCAGAGTAATGTGGATGAGCAGTCAACGTCTGACATGTATGAAGGTATAGATGATACCAGTCCTACTTCAGGATGGACTGATTATAACAAACTCCAAGGAGCTGATCGAAGAATACTATATCAGGCAACCATTCCTGTAAGTACGCCTTATCCTGCTGATTTTAAAATCGATGGAAGTATTGGCTTATCTGGAGCTGTTAGGCTCAGTAAAGTAGTATAAATAGATTAAACGTTTAGAGGTATAGAATGACTCGTCAAAACCTAGCAACCGGCACATATGCTAATGATGGAAGTGGTGATACGCTTCGTCAGGCTGGTCAGAAAATTAATGAAAACTTTATAGAACTTTACCAAAAACTTGGTGGAGATAGTAATGTATTGACTGGCGAAATTTCTGTTACAGGGAACGGTCTAGCATTTGAAGGAGTGACAGCTGACGGTTATGAAACTCGTCTTAAAGCAATAGATCCTACACTAGATCATACTATTAATTTACCAAATGCTTCTGGCAATATCGTATTAGATACCAATACCCAAACATTAACAAATAAAACATTAACATCTCCTGTATTAAGTTTAGTCAAAATACAAGATCTTGATGCTTCTCATACATATGATATTATTGCGGGTTCATTGTCTGCGAATCAAAATCTTAATTTACCTAACTTGATTGATAGCGATACTTTTGTTTTTGCAGATGCGAGTCAAACTTTAACAAATAAAACATTAACTTCTCCAGCTTTAAATACTCCAGCGATAATAACGTCCCTTAATGATGTTAACGGTGCTGAGATATTTGGTATATCTCCAGTAGTAAATGCAGTTAATCATGTCGATGTGCATAACGCAGCGGCGGGTGGGCATCCTCAACTAGCGGCCCACGGAGATGACACTAATATTAATATTGTTATTGAAGGTAAGGGTACGGGTTCTGTTAATCTGAAAAAGGCTTCATATACTTCTTCAGAAATAACATCTGCAGGAAATGCTTCTACATTACACACATTTATTATATGCAACTCTGGTACTGCTCTTGCTGTAGGTATGGCAAACGGAACTATAGTTGGAGAGAAAAAAATATTTA